CATTAAGTGGTACATCAGATATAGTTTCATTAAAAACTATTGGTTCGTCAATGTTTGTTATTGGTTCTGCTTTTCTAGTCTCTTCATTAATGCCCAATCTAACTTGTGGAAATCCTGAAAGATGTTTTTTACCTTTTTCTTCAAAGTTTTTCTTTAGATCAAATGTTATTGTCTTTTCTAACTTACGTATAGGGTCGTATGATTTTAATGTAGAAGAATATGCACCTCTTTTTATTCCTGCTCCAACGTTTGCTCTTTTGTCTATTTCGTATGATATTATTTTTGTAGACAAACCACGTTCATCGTCTTGATGCCTTTGTTCTTGGTTTATTTCTTCACTTCTCCCCATGAATGAAAATTTTAGAGGGAACTCTAAGTCTTTTAACATTTTATCTATAGACATAAACTTATAACCACCAACAAGTGTACCATAAAAGAACATGCCGTTTTTGTATACTGCATCTGCACTAACGTTTGCATTTTTAGAACAGTATTTTATTAATTCTTCTACAGTCCAATTAGGACATACAAACTGATAATTAGATGGTACACTTTCTTCCCAAAAATCTGTTTGATCTGCTGTTGGTAATTGATCAAACTGTGCATCGTTTTGTAATGTCTGTAATAATATTTCAGAATACGAACCACGTTTTACTCTGCTTACTCTTGTTCTTTTACAAGTGAAGAATTTTGGATCGATAAAGTTGAGTATGTAAGAATATGTTGTGAATTGATAGTTTTTAATTTTATCTACTTTGTAAATTCTAAATGTTTTTTCTATTGATTCTGCACCACCAGAAAAATCTGTAGTGCCTCTTTTTACACGATATCTGATAGTTACTGATTCTTGACCATGTAATTTATATTCGTCTAAGACATTTAATGAGTCGACTATACTTAATCTTCCAGATACAAAGAAAGAATCTATACCCTCAAAGATATTAATAGAACCAGTTAGATTTGTTATATCTATAGACTCTTTTTCTGGATTGACAATCGTTACCGAATCAACGACTATTTCGCCTGCTAAAAAATTACCTTCACTCATGATAACATTACTTTTTCAAATCTTCTAACTATTGATTGTATTATACTTGGTTGTATTACTTTGATTGACCTCTTATCTTCATTTTTTTCAAACTCATGATCATAAATTGTTACTGGTGAAAATCCTGCAAGTGATTCATTTCTAATTATACCATTCTCATTTACATAATGTAATATACCATCACTTCTGTTTTTTACACTTTGTGGTGTGAATGTTTTTGCTTTTATACCTACTGCTCTTTCTCTTACTGTTGCTACAGGACTATTTGTATCGAAAGTATCTACATCGATTGCTATTCTTTTACCAATTGGATCGACTTCTATAACGTGTGCTTCTTTTGTACCTTGAGTTACTTTCTCACCAAGTAAAAATTTATTTACACCTGTAGATAGTTGTTCTAATATATCTGTTCTATTATGTGCTACTAGATATGTACCTTTGTATTTGTCTTTAATATATCTTTCGAATGTCTGATTGTCCATGTGCCAATCGTAATAATTCTCAAAATCATTTACTAGAAAAAATGTCCAATGTAAATCTGGATTACCATATAATTTAGATGCAACTATATCAGGTCTTTCACCATCTTGTATTTCGTACTTTGTATATGATACGATACTGTTAACTGCTTCTTGTTCTATCTTGGACTTTCTAAAAAAGTCTTTGATATAGATAATACGACCATCATCGAGTTTGTATTGTATCTTTGGAAAGTTCTCAAAAAATTTAGTCGCCATTGTTATCTATGCCTCCATTAGAGTCAACATACACTTTAGTTGGATCTTCGTAATCTTTTCCTGTGCCACTTACTGTATCTAATATAGAATTCTTACGTCCTTTTGCTAGTGCTTCTTCTCTTTTTGTAACATCACCCTTTGTAACTTCGGCCGCAATTGCATTGTAATTTTGTTGTGACAAGATTCTGATTTCTTTCATAGTAATACTGATATCTGTCACTATAGGTTGACCATCTTCGTATGATGAAAATTGTAAACCACCAGTATGGTTAATTTCTACACTCTCTATTACCATTGGCATAAACCCGTCAACTTTTGCACCGATAGGGCCATCAAAGTACACATCGACTACGTTAGGATAATTGAAGTAACCATCTGCCGCTTCTACTTCTACGTTTTCTCCGTTTAACTCTCCAGATATTGTTGAATTAAATGTATCTGGTAACTGAGCATTTCTCAATGTGTAAATTATTTTGTTTACCATATCTGCTTCAGCGGCCGATCTAGGTGCACATTTAAAAGAAAATGTAAATGATCTAAATGGTACGCCTTGTAAAGTTTGCTCTTCCATGGGATTCACTGCCTTACCTGCTTTCAAGTTAGTTAAACCACCAGACATTGAGTTTGCCATTTTAGATACCATGCCACCAATAAGTGCATCTGCATTATCTCCAATGACACTTGCTAAATCATTCTGTCTACTCTTTACTGCTCCCATAATCTGATCAAATGCTCTTGCCATAGGACCCATAGATGCTTCTGTATATGATACAGTTGTAGTTGACATTAAATCATCTGGTATATACATAGCAATAATATGATCTTCAGTTAATGTTCCTTTATCTACATCAGGACTTCTATTTCTTCTGCCTCTAATATCAAATACTAAGTAATTAGCAAGATCATCGTGAAGAGGATATATTAATTCTACAGGTGCACCTCTAGGCATCTCTTTTGCTAGAGCATTTGATTGTCTTTTAGAGGACTCTATTTGATTCTGAAGATTCTGTCTTCTTTCTTTGATTCTTTCTAGTGCTTCTGCTTTCTGATCACCAAGGGCATCGATTGCAGTATTGTAATTTATACTTTGTAATTTACTAGATATACCCTTTAGAGAATCTATCTTGTTTTGTATTTTATTAAATTTGTTTAGAAGTTTGTCTATGTATGACATCTATAAATACCTGTAAAAGTGGATTGACTTTTTATGTTACCACTGATAAACTATTAGTTATATTAGTTATTTATGTCATATAGCGGCAAGTTTAAACCGAAGAACTACAAAAAATACAAAGGTGACCCTACTAGGATTATCTATCGTAGTCTATTAGAACGTAGATTCATGGTTTGGTGTGATAATAATGAGAATGTAATAGAGTGGGGTAGTGAAGAACTGCAAATACCATACAAGTCGCCAGTAGATAAACGTACACATCGTTACTTTCCTGATTTCTATATTAAATACATCAATAAAGAAGGACACGTGATACGTGAGATAATAGAAGTTAAACCACATAAACAATTATTTCCACCAAAAGAACCAAAGAGAAAGTCTAAAAGATTCTTTTCAGAAGTTACGACATATATAATTAATCAAGCAAAATTTTCTGCGGCAAGAGAATACTGCGAAGATAGAAAATTGAAATTTAGAATATTAACAGAAAAAGAAATCTTACCACGTAAATCATGAAAGCATATATCTTCGATCTCGATGGCGTATTAATCGATTCAGAAAAAATGATGAATCATGCATGGACAATCTGTCAATTAGAACATAATCTAGACCAACCATTTTCAGAATACTTTAAACATATAGGCAAACCTTTTAAAGATATTATGAAAGCATTAGGTATAGAGAATGCTGATGCAGTTAAAAACACATACGATAAAGCATCAATGCAATTGATGGACGAGTTTTTAGTTTTCTATCCTGGTGTCGAAGATACATTGAAGAAGTTAAAGAAAGGATATAAGATAGCAGTTGTTACCTCAAAAACTGCTGAGAGAACTAAAGCAATATTAGAAAAACTAGATGTAGAGTTTGATTATATTGTAAGTCCAAAAAAAGGATTAAGAGGCAAACCTGCACCTGACCAAATACTCTGGTGCCTTGCTATGATAAACACTGACCCAAAAGATGCGATATATGTAGGAGATATGCAAGTCGATTACGATGCATCGCAACGTGCTGGTACAGGTTTCATTCATGCAACTTATGGATATGGTAATGTAGAATGCGAACTCTCAGTCAACCAGATAGATCAACTAACTTAACAGTAGGTTTCATACCTGCTAGATGGCACTCGTCAAGATTTCCTGGCAAACCATTAGAACTCATCAATGGTGTACCCATGTTACAAAGAGTATATGATCGTGCAAAAATGTGTAAGAACTTAGATACAGTTGTTATACTGACCGATGATAATCGTATCAGACAATACTGCGCCATAAATGAGATTAGATGTATTGTAGTAGAAGACGAATGTTACACAGGAACAGATAGATGTGCTAGTGCTCTATCATTATGTGATGGTAATCTATTTGTAAATATACAGGGTGATGAACCTCTAATAAATCCAGATGCTATAGATCATTTAATAGAAGAACATGATAGTAATGTAGGTGTATCAAATGCTTATGTCAATGTAACTGATGATTATAAATTACATGACAAGAATGTTGTAAAAGTGGTCACTGATCTAAACAGTAATGCAGTTTATTATTCTAGATTACCCATACCGTATTTACAAAAACTAGAAGTAACATTTAAACAACAACTTGGATTATATGTGTTTAATCGTCCAATGTTAGAATTATTTCCGTCTTTACTAATTGGTACCAATGAAAGAGCAGAATCAGTAGAGATGTTAAGATTCATTGAAAATGGATATGCAGTACGTATGGTAGAAGTTGATGATCAGGGTTTATCTGTAGACACACCAGAAGACTTGAAAAGAGTTGAGAAATTTTTAAATGAGTTCAATTGATTTCACACGTAATTGTCACTTCATGTTTCAAAGAGAACCAGATGACTGGCAAAATCTTTTAGACTGTTGGGATTTTATTCTTAATACAAATAAAGTATATCCTAAATTACTAACTTATGGTGAACTGACTGATTTAAATTTTATAGGTTCTAAAGAGAGTGGTTATGGAGACTATCAGTTAAACAAATATGTCTATAACTTTTTTGATAATATGGATTTAGAGTTAACTGTAGACAATAAAATTCATTTAGAAATACAAACACATAATTGGGTATTTCATAAAATTAAAGTTCAATGGTTAATCAATCAATATAGAACAGTAGGTTTGTATAGTCCTATACAAGCAAGATTCAAAAAGATACCAACAGAAAAACTTCACAAACAATCTGGCAATAGACTGTTCGTGCACCCTGGTATGTCTAGAGTCCATGCATTAAGACATGTAAGAGCATTTGATAGTTCAGTTATAGTATGGGATCCACATGAGTACATAGATAAAGTACACATGACGTTTGATGAATGGTATAGTATGTTTAGTGATTTAGATCAAGGCGTATTTGGAACAAACGTACAAGGCGAATGCCTAGAGATGCACGTAAACGAAGATAGAAAAGATATGTATGATACAGTTAAAGAAATAAAACTAAATATGTACAAGCATAAGAAACCTTTAATCATAGGTAAATGTGATGAGAGTATAGAGCATTTGTTTCGTAGAGACAATGTAAAAGAAGGTGTAATAATTGAAACTCAAGATACTTTACAATACGATGACTTGAGAATATTCTTAGATTTATATCCAGGAGAGAAAGAAGAAATTGAAACAGAGAGAATGGCAATACGGTGTTACAGGTAACAAAGAGTATTTGACTTTAGGTTTCATCGATGAAGATGGTGTACTTGATGAAGTCAAAAAACTATGGGACGAAACAACTTGTAAACCAAAGATTATAACGTATCAACAAGCAATAGATAACCAATGGGTATCTAAAGACTTTGTAAAAAATGCATCTAGTCCTATATACAAAATATTCAGTAAAGAATACACTGATACTCAAGAACTTTTAGTATATAAAATGTGGTTCTTAGCATGGGACATCAAAAAGATTGGACTCTGGTCACCACCAAATGCTGTACTTAGAAAACAAGTGGGTAATGCTAACTTACATTTTCACCCAGGTGGCAATAGAGTTAGAGCATTGTCACATCTGAAAGCATGGAATACAAAGTTCTTAATATGGGACCCTTTGAATATGTGCGATGAAAAAGAATTATCTTTTGATGAGTGGTTAAATCTTTTTCAATATGATAATACTAATCGTGAAGAAATAAACAAAGTCTGGTTCTCTAGAGTTCGTAAATTCATTGGTGACCCAGATGAGTTGTTCATGTTAGAAGCACATGTGTCTCAAGGTCTTAGTGCATTTGAAAACTATCAAAGTAAAATGCAAGAGTATTTCAATAACACAAAACCTAAACTTATTAATTACTATGATGATTCTCTCTTAGATTATGTACACTTTGAAGGTGAAGATCATGGTGTAGAAATATATGTCAAAGACGGTCAATCATTTACAAGAGACGATCTTGATCTCTTAGTTCAAATCAATCCAGATAATCTTACATTTGAAAACGAAAAAGTTATAATTACCGTACTGTAATACATAAATAGTATTATGGCACTATCACGAAAACTATACCAACAAGTTATTGACGATAGACGAAATTTATTTGGTCTACGAAAAGATAACATTGATGAATCACAAAGAGTTAAAGGTTTGTTGCCAAAACTAGCAGAAGAAAGTCCTGCTGAATTAGAAAGACGATCAATCGAAAGTATGAAATGGTATGTTGGTCGTATGCGTAAACTTAAGGTAAACACAGATAAATTTTATAAACAATCTGTTATGCCTAGAACTCGTAGATATCTAGAAGGAAGAATGTATAATTTTTTCTACGATCCTATAGGTGAAGAGACATTACCATATTACGATAGATTTCCATTGGTACTTTGTATGCACATTTTTCCTGATAGAATGATGGGTTTAAATTTACATTACATACAACCACGTTATAGATTGATATTGTTAGACGAATTATTTAAATATGTAAACAACACAGATTACGATGAGAGAACAAGATTCAGAGTTACATATCCTATTTTAAAGTCTGCATCTAAACTTAGGTGGGGACGACCTTGTTTTAAAACTTATCTTTTTTCACAGGTACATGGCAACGCATTAGAGATAGAACCAGAATACTGGGACATAGTTTCTTTTTTACCAACTGCACAGTTTATGAAAAAGAATATAAGATCAGTTTATAGAGACACATTAGAGAAGGCAAAAACATGAGTAGATTACACATAGATAAAATTAAGTATAACATGGACCAAGGCGCAAGGGTAAATAGATTTATCGTTGATATGTATTGTCCAAAATTAGGAATAAATTTTGAAGGTCTAAGATGCATTGAAGCACAATTACCAGGCAGACAATTACAAACAGAAGAAATATCTGAGTATGGACCTAATAGAAAAATGCCATACAATTTGGACCATGATGGACAAGAACTTAGTTTTACGTTCGTATGTGATTCTACTTTTGCAGATAGATTTCTAATAGAAGCATGGCAAGGTGTAGTTTTTGGTGGTGAAGGTGGTTCAAGTTTACTACCTATATTTAATTACTACAATGACTACATAGGAGAAATACACATATCACAAATAACTCAAAGTAATAAGAAGTCATTAAAGTATGTCATACATGAGGCATATCCAATATCTTTCTTACCGATTCAGTTAAGTTATGAAAGACAAGATGAGATATTAAGATTCGAATGCACATTTGCATTTAGAACATGGGAATCTTTCTATGAAAATCCAGCAAATGCTACTGGCCTTAATAGAGGTGCTAGGGCAATAGGAGCATTTAACGATGCTCTAGGACTATTTGGTAATAAGAGTAAATCATTATCAAAGTTTCAAGAGAGACTAAATAAACTTAGTGGTACATTACAAAGAAGTGGAGGATAATATATTATGGGTTTACCAGTACAGAAAGTACCTGAATATTTTTGTAAACTGCCACTCTCTGGTCTAGAAGTAAAGTTTAGACCTTTCTTAGTAGGAGAACAAAAGAATCTTTTATTAATACAAGAGAGTGAAGAGCAAGACAAAATATGGAGTGCAGTACAACAATTAATTAAATCAGTAACCTTTGGTGAAATAGAAAATGTAGGACAATTACCATTAGCAGATGTAGAATACTTATTTTTACAAGTAAGAATGATGTCTGTTGGTGAGACTGCAAAACTATCATTGATTTGTCAAAAAGATGAATGTAATGGTAGCACTGAAGTCGAATTAAATTTACATGATGTAAAAATAGATACATCAAACCTTCCAGATAAAACAGTAGAATTATCGGAAGATTTAGGAGTTATCATGAAATATCCAACTGCGGAACTTCAAAGATTCGTAAGTGAAGATCAGAATGAAACTTTTATTAATATACTAAAAAACAGTATCGTTGAAATATTTGATGCTGATGAAGTATATAATACAAATGATTATGCAGACCGTGAGATGGACGAGTTCTTAGGGAGTCTTACAATTCAACAAGTAGAAAAAATAGGAGAGTTTTTGAATAATACTCCTACACTATCACATACGATAGACTTTACTTGTTTAAAATGTAAAGAGAAGAACTCAGTATTGTTAAAGGGACTAGAAAATTTTTTTTAGTCGCCCTTTCTCATGAGTCGGTACGAAACTATTACAGTACCAACTTTCAGTTAGTGCAACACCATAAGTATTCACTAACAGAACTAGAAAGTATGATGCCTTGGGAAAGGGAAGTTTATATACAACTTCTTGTTCAACATTTAGAACAAGAAAGAGAAAAGTATAGACGCCAGCAAACGAGGAGATAAAAATGGCAACTGTAGATACAGGTAGAAACGAAGTAGAGATCGATCTCGAAAAGTATACCGAAATGGTTTTGAAACTGGACGAAGCACAGGACAAAATCAAAGAAATGGAAAAAGTTTCTAAAGAACTTAAGATAGCAACTGCGGCCGCACAACCTCAAGAAAAGTTTTCTTTTGGGGCATTGTTCAGAGATGAAAATGATATTAATGAAAAAGCAATCATTGGTTTTATATCATTCGGTTTCATGGTAGTTTTCGCAACTTGCGATTTGATTACGGCATTCATGGACAAAGACTTGTTGTTTTCAGACACAATTTACACATCACTAGTAGTAGTTACACTTGGTGCTTTTGGCATTAGTGAAGCAGGAAAGGCCTTCGGTAAGTAAAAATGGATAGAACTTTCAACCAGAATTTAATGAGTGGGGTTATTAACCAAGTTAAACCCTTTGCAGGTATCATTGACACTTCTGGTCAAGTTCTAGAAAAACATACAACAACAGTAGTTAATAATAACGAAACACTTATCGAACAAGAAGAAGTTATTAAAAGATCCACTTTCAATATGACTAAGTTCAACTCGAACTTAAAAGAAGGTGGTAGTAAATTTAGTGATGGTATAAAAGAGTTATCTGGTGGTCTAGTAGACTTTGGCGATTTGTTCGATACTATCGGTAAAAAGTTTAAAGCAATCGGAGATATTGGTAGAGGTATAGCATCACCAGTCACTAGTTTATTCAGTGCATTTGAAAAAGATGATGAAGAAGAAAAGAAAGATGCAGAAACAACTGATGCTGTATCAGAAGCATTGACAGGTGATGATGGTGAGAAACCAGGACTAGATGATCTCGTAGATCCAACTGAACTCAAAAAGAAAAAGAAACTCGATGTAGAAAACAATAAACAAACAAAAACACAAAACAAAAACTTAAAAGCAAGTGCTAAAGGATTCAAGGGAATGCTTAGAGGTCTTGCTATGCTGTCTATTAAGTTTTTACTTATTGTAGGTGTTGTTGCATTACTTGTTGTTGGTATGATGAAACTCATATCAGCATTATCAGATAATGGTGGACTACAATCTGTTTTTGATTTTATTGCTAATATAATGGGAAGAATCCGTAATGCATTTGATGCCGTAATCTTAGGAATAGATACTGCACTTGATAAGATACCTGGTGTAGATGGTTTCTTAGATGATGAGGCAAGAGAAGGTATAGAAGGTAGAATGAGAGATAGAACTGCTCAAAGGGCATTCAGAAAACAAAGAGCAGATGATTCTTCAAGAGTCGAAGAAATCAGAAAAGAAAAAGAAGCAGAAGGTTTGAAGGGTTCTGAGTTAGATGCGGCCGTTGATAGAGTAGCATTGGAAGAAGGTCTTATAACTGATAGAATGTTTTTAGCAAACGAAGAAGAAAGGGCCGCTGGTATGAAAGGCGTCATGATCGAAGGTAAAGATGGTGTCATAAGTGCTGGTGAAAATGTTAATCAAGGATTCTTAGAACAAGCAGTCAAAGAAACTGGTGATGCTGAATATCGAGAAGACTTACTAAACGATTTAACAGATGATCCTGAAAAGGCCAAAAACCTCATAGCAGATGCAGAAGCAAGAAGTCAACAACTTATTCAAGCACTTAGTTATGCAGATG